TATCCGGCACGTGGCCCGGCTGGCGCAGAAAGGCCTCGGCCGCCATCGGATGCCCGGTCCACTCGGCCGTCTTGCCAATTCCGAGTGATGCAACCGGGCCGATGGCATCGAGCGGGTCGAGTACATAACCGGTCACCAAATCGGTCAATTCTCCGGAGAACCCAAACTGCTGCGCCCACCACTCGACCACCTGGTCGGCCGTCATTTCGCCGCGCGCCAGCATGCGGCGCGCTTCGCGCAGTGCCCAAACCGGCGGCTCGACCTTACCGGGCAGGTCGACCTTCTGGTCGGTTGGGCTCTCCAGAATGACGCGGGTATATTCGTATTCCGGCCCGCCGGCGCGGAGCAAACGCGCGATATTGGACGCCTCTATCCCGGCCGGGGCTGAAAAATACAAGCCCCGGCCGGCCTGCCAGGCGGCCGGTAGATTGGACAGGATTTCTTCGACTGTACCGTACTTCTCCGGCTCGGCCAATGCGTAGGCCAGCTGAATGGCCAGGCCGCCGGCCGATTGCGATTGCCGGAATAACTCATCCAGCAGCATGAGCATGCGCACCCAGGTCGGCGTATGGTAAGTGCCGCCGGCCGCCGTGATGGCGGCGGCCCGTTCGCTCTCTTTGTACATGGCCGCGCCAATCCCGGCGCCGGCTGCAGCGCCGACCGCAAAGCCCATCGTGCCGGCCAGCGAGCCGCCGATGATACCGATATTCAAGGCCATTTGGGCGGCCTGTCCGGGCATGGTACGGAAGATGGCCAGCCCCACCTTTTTCCACACCGGCAGCATGTCCCAAGTCGATTTAGAAATGCCGTACTGCGTCCAGGGCCCAACCGGCTCGATTTGGTCGGGCGGCCGGTAAGTACTGATTTTCTTCGCCAGCTCGTAGTTGCGCTCGATTTGCTGCTGCTCCCATTTCGGAATGACTTCGATGGGCGGCGTAGGCAGCTTGTTGATAACCGGAAACAGCGGGTCTTTCGTATCCAGCTTGCCCCAGTTCAGCCAATCCTGACCGTAACGCGCCGACAGCTCGCGGTAGGCCACCTCCAGCGCACGCGTATCCAGCCAGTCGGGCGGCTTTACGCCGGACGGCATACTCTTGATGGCGTTGTAGTAACGCCCGATTCGGCGCGCGTCCTGCCAGAACGATTCGCGCTCACCAATGGGGTGCGCCAGCCAGTATTCACCCATCGGGCCGGGGATACCGGGACGCAGGATATCCAGCCCCATTTCCTGAAAGCGGCGTTTGATGTCCGGGTTGTCGATAAACTTCTGCGACACATTCCAGAAATACTCGCCGCCCGGCAGGTTGAACCTGCCGAGGCCGGGCGAGCGCGCGTACTGCTCCGGCGTGTATTTTGGGGCCGGAATGGGGGTTACCTTGTTGGTCGGCGCGCCGTACGGAATTTTAGCCACGTCAAATCCTCCATGTCATAATCCCCAAGTACCACTCCGGTAGATTGTAATTGCCCGGCCCGCCGCCAAACCCGCCGCCACCGCCGCCACCGCCGCCGTACAACCCGCCCGGCGGGCGGTTTTCCTGCATGGGATAGTTCAACGCCATCTGGCTGTAGCGCTGCGCCGTGGCCCGCCAGCCGCGCAAGGCGTGCTCGTAGTCGAGCCGCTGCCGGTTGCTGTAACGCTGCAGAGCCTGTTGTCTGGTCATGCCGTAGCGCTGCTGAAACAGCGTATCGCGGGCGGTCTGCTGCGGCATCAACTGCTCGTATCGGCGCAGGTTAGCCATCGTTCCCCGGCTGCTCACGCCGCCGTAGTAGCGCGCCAGTGCGCTTAGCCTGGCCGATGCGGCCGCGTTGGCACGGTTAGTATTCGTATTCGGGACTAGTCCGTAGCCCAAGGCTTGCGGCGGGCGGTTCGAGCCGGCCGTCGGTTGGGATACCTGATTGATGATGTTTTGTAACCATTGCGGGACTGGCATACTGACCTCCTTCCAGCGCCTCCGTCAGTTCCGGCGGCGCAACCATACGGATGGATTGTCGGACGTCTTCGGGCAGCGACTGCCAGATGGCGTCCACCATGACCATATCGGGCGCGTTCCACTGCGCTTCGAAGCGATCGCGCCATTTTTCGAAACGACTTTTGCCGAAAAGCGATGCATCGGCGGCTCGCAATGCGTCCATCACAAGCCTCCCAATCCTTCGCCTTCCGGCGGCTGCATGGGCGGCTGCAGCGGTTCTTGCATGGGCACGCCCGGAATACCCATGCCGGCCCCGCCCTGCGCCGCGCCCATATCCTCCGGCGGCATGCCTTCAGGAGGCGGCGTACCTTCCGGCGGCGTACCTTCCGGCGGCTGCATGCCCTGCTGCGCCATCATCATCTCTTCCTGAAGCATAGCCATGAAGCGGGCCTGTGCGGCGCGCTCGCTCCAAATCTTGTATTGCTCTTCATCGGGTTGCTCGATGCGCAGGTAGCGGCTGCGGGCCGTCTCCAGGCTGGTCAGCGGGTTCTCGCCCTGCGTCAGCTGCAGCGCAATCATGGCGTTCATACGCTCGTCTTGCGGCATGTCGATATCCAGCGTGGCCGTGATTTCGAACTCATCCGGGATATCGTTTACATCCAAATCGATATAGCCGGACTCGGTCGCAATCCGGCTGGACTCGCCGATGGCCTTCAGGATTTGCAACGCGGTTTGAACCGCATCGCCAATCGCCCAGGAGATTGTGCGCTGATACGGGACAAGCGGCAGCCGGCCGGCCTGCGACAACAGCGCCACCATACTGAACGGCGCGTTCGCGCCGAGCGGCTCACCCAACGTCTGGCGGTAGATGGTCGACTCGGTCGCAAGATTTCGGTACAACTCGTCCATTTCGCGCACGCTGCTGTCGATGACCTGCCGGGCAAGCGGCTCGTAGGACTCGTCATTGTCAATGACCACCCGGCCGCCGGGCTGCGAGAAATCTACCTCCGGGGCGGACTTGGCCGGGTTGTTGCGCCGATACACGAACAGTGGATTTGCGCCAATCGCAAAGGCTAGGCTGCTCTGCAATGTCAGGGACAGGTTCATGCGGTAAATCAGGTTGGACTTCCACAGCGTATACAGGAACGGATGCCGGGTCTGGTAGATGCCGGCGCTATACCGCGAAGTACCGAATAATTCCGAACCCTCGCAAATCTGCGCAACGATGGGAACGAAGTCCCATCCGTTCGGCTCATCTACAATGGGCCTGTCGCCGCCCTCAACCCAGACCACGTGCTGGTCGAAATCCCAGTATTCAAATACCTGAACGCGGTCGGTATCTTTCCGGTTTTGCAGGCCGGGCGGCGATTTGTAAATCGAGTTGATTTCGCCCACCGACCGCATCTGCGATGATACATAACATCGCATACCGAGCTCGTCAAATACCGGGTAACCGGCGGCCGGGTTGATGACATCGAAAATGACCGGCGTGCGCTGGTAGATGGCCTGCAGGCGCTTACTGGTCGGGTTGGCCGCCAGCATTTGTTTGACACTCTTCACGGCGATTTGTACCTCGCCGTATAACAACCCGGACAGTACCGCATCGTAGTGAACCGGCTTTTTGCGGACGCGGCCGGCGGCCGACCACAGCATTGCGACAATCTTTTCAAGTCGACTGGCCTGCGAGGCCATCTCATCAGGATTGTACTCTTCTGATATTGAAAAATGCGGGTCGGTTGCGGTCATCAGCCGGACGGCGCCGAGCAGGCTGTTGCGCGCATCCGGATGCCGGGTAGTCTTAATCCATTCGGCGCGGGGCAAATCGCCCATGTCTTCCAGCAGGAAGATGCGCTCCAAATCGCGAAACATGGTATCGCGCTGCGCATGCGCGGCGATAACCTCTTGCGTATAGGTTTTGATTTTGCCAAAGTCCATCTTCACCTCGCCTTCAACCAGGGGTTTGCTTGCGGCTTGCGCGCCGGTTCGGCCGGCGCATCGGACAGGGAGTTGAATGCCAGCGATGCGGCATCTACCATGTCATCATGCGGCCTATCCGGGAAGGCGTGCAGCTCGGCCAGAAATTTATCCGTCCAGGCGGCCGCCAATACCCGCACCTGGCCGCGCTCGGCGGCTACTGAAAAGGCGCGCGAGCGCTGAATTTTATCGCCGCTGGCCGGCACTCCCTGAACATCCATCATCCCAAACCGGCGCGTCAGCTGCCGCCGCAGCCGCTCGCTTTCGCGCAAGCCGGCCGAACCGGGTTCAATCTCCCAGCGCAGGCGGTAGGAGGCCTTGGTAGCCTGCGCGAAGCGGATATCGCGTTCCGTCATGGCCTCAAGTACGGCGTCTACCTCGCCGGCGGCGTGCCGCTCGTGCCAGACATCGGTGATGTAATAGTAGTCGCCAATCTTGCGCATCTTGACGCCGGCGGTGTAATCCGGGTCTTCGTTGCGCAGGGACTTGACGGTAGCCGCGAAATCCCAGGCGCGGCAATCGATGCCGCCATCAGGAACATGCTGTACTACCTCAAACCATGAGGCATTGAATACCTTGCCGGCCTCGGCGCTGATGCGCCAGTTACCGCCGCGCCGCATGTCTCCCAAAAAGCGCTCGCGCTCAATGTACGGCAGCGCCTGAAGGCGCGCCAGGTAATTCGGGTCGCTGCGTAACAGGATTTTGTTATCGTAGATGGTAGCCGGAATGAAAGTAATGGATAACGGCATGGCGCCGGGATACTCATTGATAATTTCTTCGCGCGAGCCGGTAAATATCAGGTTATCCTGATAACGCGCCATCCAGCGAATGACGCCGGCGCGCGTCAAGTCGGCATACCCATCCGGGGCAAGCCAGTACTCCAGTAGCCGCGGCAGCCACGACGCGCCCTCATCGCGCGGGTCGGGCGGGTTGCAGGTGGCGCGCAGGCGCGGCGGAACGCCGCAGGTAGAACGGTTGCGCGCCTGCAAGTACCAGAAGGCGCGTTCGCTGAAATGTTCCAGCTGGTCGAATGCCAGCAGCGCGACCTGCGCACCGTCATACTTGGAAAGCGCCGCATCGCCCGGCAAATGCCCGAACGCAACGACTGCCCCGGATGGAAACTCCCAGGTCATGTCGCTTTGGTTCGGCCGCGCGCCCAGGGATGGGTAGATGCGCATGGACTCGTCCCAGAGGCCGCCGGGCTTGATAACATCGGTATAAGTCTTCCTGAAGATGAGCGCGCGAAAGCCGGGAATGTGAATATCGCGCAGCGGGTCAAGCAGCAGCGCCCAGGTTTTCCCGCCGCCGGCCGCACCGCCGTAAATGACGATATCGGCCGGCGATGATAAGAATTCCTCTTGCCGGCCGGGCTGCGGCCGAATGATGACCTGCTCAACCGGGTCGGGCATCGACTACCTCGCCGGTTGGCCGGCGCCCGTTATCAGGAATATATACCACAATGTTATTCTGCGTTACTTCAACCATCATCCCCATCATTTTGGCGAGCGCAATGCTGGCCTGCAGCGCGTCGTAGAGTTCTACCTCAACGCGCCGGCCGGCCCGGTTTTCGTAGACGCGGTAGCGCTTGATGAGGTGCGTAAGGCCGAGCTGCCGGGCGCGGTTGATGTCGAAGTTGCCGTCATCATCAAGCATCAATCCGATATCCCCGCGCGCGATTGACGCAATGCGACTCTGGACTTCGCGCGGCGTTATGCCGGCGCGCGTCATCCAGAATACAATGGCATCGCGCATTTTGGGGTCGGCCAGCATTTTGCGGACAGCCCGGAACGATGTCCGGTAGCCGGCTGCCTGGCTGGCGGCAATGTAATCACCGAGTTCAACTACCAGCCGGGCAAACCGCCACTGCTGGTCGGTCAACTCGGCGAAGTATTCCGGCCGGGCAATCTCATCCAGAATGATGGTTCTATCGCTCATGGCGATGGTTCATCTTCGGGCGGCGCCGGAATGGCCGGCCCGAACAGGGCGCGCGCATTGGTCAGGATGCTGGATACCAGCCGGCCGACCGCCGCCAGCCAGGCGGCCGTCACTACCGCATCGCTGGCAAGGTAGGCCGACTCGCCCATCGTATCAGGAACGGCGGCACGCGCCAATACGGCGAAAGCCGCCCAGCCTACCAGCAGCGGCAACACGCTGGTCTGGTAGAAGCGCGCCAATTCGTAGAACGAAAATGAGCCGCGCCGGATGGCCAGCGCAACTCCCAGAATAACATCGGCCGCAATGAGCGCGAGCAGGGTTTGAATTTGCGGGCCGAATACCGCAATTATATTCAGGAATTCCATCATTCACCTCCTGCTAGCATTATACGATTGTCGCGCGCGATAATCAATAACGAGCAGCCGGCCGGGCGAAAGGGCGCGGTTTTTCCTGAAAACTCACCAAAAATCACCCACTAACCTTTGGTCTAGACCATGCTATAATTACGAGCGAATGCCCAATAAATCCACTTTTACCCTGATGATGAGCGAGAAGCAGACCCAGGTTCTGCGCAATCTTGCGCAGAACCTGGGTTATACCATTCGGCACGGGCCCATGGCCGGCCAGGGCAGCGTGCAACAAATGGTAAATGCTATAACGGACGGTAGGGTCTGGCTGCTGCCCAATCCTTACGCGTCTTATGTGCGCTCGCGGCGGGATGCGGCGGCGCTGCGGCAAATTGCGGACAGCGTTGAGCGCCGCGAGCTCCTTGAACTCGCGGCGCTGTTGCGCGCGCTGGCCGACCAGATGGACTAGAACATGC